TTGCCATCTGGAAAATATGATTCAAATATTTCTTCTTGTACTTGTGTAGCTAAACTATTAAACTCTCCGGGGTTAATATATCCTCTTTGTTCTTTGTTTAATATGTACAAGACTGTTGTATATACTGTATTTATATTTACCGCCATTATATTTTTTATTATAATACAGAGGTGACGTATGTCACCCCTATATTATTATTACTTGTTATTTAAGTTTTTTATCTATAGATTTATAGATTTCTACACCTTCGTCAGTTTTTAAGAAAGCCGCAAATGCAGAATATGGGTTTTCATCAAATGGTACATTCATTAATTTTCTATTATTTGATCCCCATGTAAAAGTTCTTTGGTCTTGAGATAATCTTATTATCCCCGCCTCAGTTGCTTTAATAGCTGTATTCCTTAGTTGTACGTTCTCATCTTGTATTAATGCTAAGAACATTTTAGGATTAGATTTTGCGAACAACAATAAGTCTCTTTTTATTTCTTTAGAGGCCATGCTATCTACACTTGATCCTTTTTCAACTCTTAATATAGCTTCAGCGTGATCTATGTCTATAGTTCTAGCTGCATTTAAAGCGTCAATTTCTATTTCTAATTCGTCTAATTCAGTGTTAGCTACTGCTACTGCACTAAATTCATAATAAATTCTATCTTTTAAAGGGTGATATAAAGAAAGTAATTTTTGTAAATTAGTCTTTTCTTTTGGAACTCTTAATTCCCCATCTTTAAACATAATATGACCCATAGTTGCTTCTCCTTTTTGCTCATCAGCTAATGGAGAGTCTTGATTGGTTGCATATCTAAGTTCTCTTTGTTTACCACTTTCAGGATCAAACCATAATAAAGAATGTTTTTTAGTATGTTTTCCTGGTATAGTTAAAGTTAATGGATTATCTTTTGTTTTTAAAAAATAAATTCTATCTTTTATTTCCCAGCTATCTTTTTTAACTGGTTGTTTTTTTACTTTTGGTTTTTCTACCATTGCTTCTGTTTCTTCAACAAAAGCTTTTTCATTTTTTGCCATAATATAATATAATTAAATAGTTTATAAAAGTAATAATTACCCCCGTCAATATAACGAGGGTAAGAATTACATTTGTTGAATCATTTAGATTCCTTTGAATAATACAAAGTTGTTAGCAGCTTGCGTCACTAAACATCTTTCTGAAAGGAAGTTAACTTCCATTGCATCAAGAGTAGATGTGAAAGCACCACCAGCAGAACCAGTTAACCAAGATTTCATTCTTCTATCATCACCTTCAGACGCTCTATATCTTACATGTAAGAAAGGTCTACGGATGTTAGTTCCTAAAATTTGATCATAAACTGTGCTCGTTCCAGCAGGAACTAATACACCTTCAATTGAATTGATACCAACGATACCACCTCTTGTAGAAGCGTCGTTTAAGTATTTCCAATCAGTTTTATAGAAGTCATAAGAACCTCTTCTGAATCCAGAGAATCCAAGATTAAGCGCCATTTCTTCTGAATTTTCAAATAATCCAAAAGCAACACCTCCATTAAATCCTGCAGATACACCAGCTAGCATATCATCAAAATCTAAAGCAGTTTGTCTTTGTAAGAAAAGCATGTTTTCTTCAATAGCACCCTGAGTATCTAGGTTTTTAAGAATTGCATCAAACTCATCAAGTCCAGCAGCAGCAGTAAATCCTACTTCTACATTTCCTCTAGCGTTGATAGCAGCAAATAAACCTTCAGTACCTGGTAAAGCAGCTGTTTGATAAGGAGCAGTACCACCCGCAGCGTTTGCGTTAGTTTCACCTTCAACCATTGCCATTTCTAAGTAATCTTCGAATCTTAATCTAGTTTCAGACTCAGCTTTTAAATACCAAAGGTATCCAGAAGCACCATCTTCAGTAGCAACTTCAACCCAACCGATTTGAGCCATATCAGATCCAGTAACAACGTACTGACTTCTAATTATAACTGGTGAGTTAGAATATTGTGTGAAAGAAGGGTCTACACTTAACCTAACGGCAGAGTTAGTTCCAGCTAAAGCACCTGCAAGTGTTGTTCCTTTTGTATAATCAGAACCGTACACAAACATTTTAATTGCTCCAGCAGCTACACTAAATCCTTGAGCTGTTAAAGTCGTGTTTGGATTAAGACATTGTACTACAACGTTACCACCAGCACCAGCAGTAGTTTGAACAACTATTGCTTTTGCTTCTAAACCGTTATTTGGGTCTAGAATTACAACTGTATCATTTACTGATATAACGTTACTATCTGCACCTGCAACGGTAACGGTAGAAGGATTACTTCCAACACCACCACCAGCGGCTTGAGTACAACCATCATAAGCTATGTGTAATCTATTTTGTTCAGACCAGATTACTTGGTCAGAGGTCATAGGCATTTCTGCCCCAACCATTCTCAAAAAGCCAGATAACGTTCTGTTTCCATAACGCTCTACTTCTTGTTCGTAAATTTCTGGTAAGTATTGCTGCGCAAAATCCCCTGCTCCTGCAGCACCATCAAATACTAAATAATTTGAAGGGCTAGGAGTTTGAATCTGTGACGGAGTAATACTTCCAAATTGTGGAGTTAAACTCATAATTTGTTAATTTTAATTGTTAAATTTTCGTTTTTTGATTTTCAATTTTGTAGAATCTGAACCACTAATCGATTTTACTTTTAAACCTCCGACAAAAACTTCACCTGTGTTTCCTTCTCTTGCTTTCACATCAGAAAGATTTTTAGACGTTTTTACTACATCTTTTACAGCGTCTGCTTTGCCTTGTTCATAAAAATGACTGGCGATTTGATCTACATTTTCAGCAGCATAAATAGCTTTATGATAACCAATCGGGTCTGTTATATTGCCTTCTCCATCTAGGAACTTCCCGATTAGATTGCTAATGTTTGATTGATTCTCCACAACAGCATCACGATTTTGAACATTGTACTTGTATTTTTTATCTCCAACTGAAAAATCAAAACCTTTGAAATCTTCAGAAAATAACTCTTTAGTCTTTTGTTTAAATGTAGTATGTTGTTGCTCAGCAAATTCTTGTTGCTCATTATAGCGATTAAAGAATTCCATAGCTTTTTGTTGTTCTTGAGTAACACCCGGTCTCAACTTGATCTCGTCGTAATATTTTTGTTTCAAGTCCTCCAAATAGTTTTTGGCTTCTGCAATTGCTTCTTTTTTAGCGAGTTTTTTTCTTTTGACGTCACGCTCTTCGTCAANTTCTTCATCATAATAGAAGTTTTCTTCCATTACAAAACCTACTTCCTCATCATTAAGATGTGGTTTAGATTTTTTATAATATTCTTTTAATAATGCTTCTTCGTTTACTTTAGAATAATCCGCGTTTAATCTAGTGTAATCTTCTATAGTACCACCAGTTTCTTCCATGAAGTTAACTAATTTTTCGATGTTTTCTGGTAAAGCTTTACCTAATACTTTTTCATCTCTAACAGCTTCTTTAACCTCTTTTTCAACTTGTTTTACTTCTTCTTCTGTAACTTCGCTGATTGGAGAAAACCCTTCAGAAGTCTCGTTGGACTTTTGTACAGGTTCTCCCACCTTTGGGCTATCTCCGGATGGTTTGCCCACAGGTACTTTCTCTGTTTCTCCGATTTGAATGGCATTATCTTCGTTTTTTAGTTCTTCCTTAGGAATAGTTACTTTCGTAACATTATTAGGAACCTCAATTAAAGGTTCTTTTGGATTAATAGTTACTTTAGTAACATTATCTTTTTTTTCTCCTAATTTTTTAGGAGTTTTCTTTTTTGACTTTAATTTAAAGTCACCTTCTTGTTTTACTTCCTCTTGAGAAGTTGTTTTTGTTTCTGACATAATATAATATAATTAAATAATTAACTGTTTTACATGAAAGGGGCCATATTCAAACCGCTTTCTGCTTCAAAATCAATAGCAGGGCTATCGGTTTGTCTTTGTTGGATCATTTTACTCTGTTGAGTACCTTCCATTTTTATTCTTTTATCTTTTCTATCTTCTATCAAAGCTTCTTTTTCTTGTGTAGCTTGACGTTCCATTCCTTTTAATTCCATAGCATTTTGATGCTCTGCCATTAATTTTTGTTGATCTAATTGTGCTTGTAATTGCATACGATCTTTCTCAAACTCACTCTTAGCTTTTTCATATTCTACATTTGCACCACTAATAGCTTGTTGTTTTTGTACTTCAGCCATAGCTGTTTTTTCTGCAGTCTCTGCTTGCGCTTGAGCTTGTGCTTGAATATTAGCTTGTTGATTAGCTTGGTCTTGTTCACCTTTAGCTTTACGTTTAATTTTAAGCATTTGATTAGCTANTTTAAGATTTTTNATTTGTCTTAAATCAATAGCATCTTCTAAATCAATACCTTGAGCNTGTAAAGCTACTTGAATGTTCTCTTCTAATTTAGCTTGTTCTTCTTCATCTGGTTCTAATTCTAAGAATATACCAAAATCATGCAGATTAAGATTAACAATTTCTTCTAATGTTTTAATATTAAAAGTAGATATAGAATTTTGTAACGATGCCTTCGTTAATGGAAACTCTAAAGCATCAGCTATTTTTAACCCTATATTTTCAGCTAATTGTAATGTTAAATATAAACTAGATTGTACGATATGTCTAGTTGCTACATTAGAAGCATTAGCTGCTATCTTTTGTAATCCTACTAGTGTATTTCTATCTGGAGTACTTCCATCTCTAGCTTCATTTAATCCGGTCACATCTCTTATCATTTGTAAATAATATTGATATGTTTGAATTAAACTTTGTATTTTCGCTCCACCTGCTGAAGAATTAAGTTCTTGAATAGGAACTTTTCCTGGATTCATATCTCCTTCTTGAGTAAGTGATCTACCAACTATACTACCAGTTTGGAAATACATATTCAATGCTTCTGCTGGATTATAATTAGTACCATTTCCTAAATCAACTTCTGCCAAACCATCCATATCTAAATATACACCATCTGGAACTAATCTTGAAATTACTTGTTGTAATTTTAAATGAGTTAATTGAATCATATCAGCNAAACCTATACATTTACTTACTACAGATTCAATTCTACCTTTATATATTCTAGGAGCACAAATACTATAATTCATTCTAACCTTAGTAGTATCAGCCATAGGTCTAGACATATTTTCTGCTAAATCCCACTTCAACATTGTGTTAGTTCCTAATACTTTAGCTCCACTATATAAAACTTCTATAGATCTTGATACTCTTTCAAAATTATCATTTTCTGGTGGGTTAAAAGTATCTGGTTTTTCTATAGCTTTAATTAAACCTTGATCAGTTTGTTTTATTTTAAATACTTGATTATGATAAGTTTTATAATCAAAATATAAAACCTGTACTGTATTTTCATCATAATCTCCCCAACCTGTAATATAAGATCTATTACCAGGCATTGCTTGTATTCTTTCTAGTTCTTCTTTAGATATATTAGGAAATTCTTTTTTAAGTTCTGGTATAGTTATAGCTTTTAATTCTCCTACGTAATATATATCTTCAAAATTTGGATCTTCTGTATAAGAATATACTAAATAAGCTGGATCTACATAATCAACAGTAACTCCTTCAGCTGTATTAAAATTAGTTTTAGCTGCAGCAATACCACAGACTGTTAAGTCCATGTTTAATCTTCTTCTAATAAGATCGTATTTGTTTTGAGCTAAAACACTAGATATAGCTTCTTCTTCTGCAATTTCTATAGATTGTTTATAAGATAATTGCATGTGTAATT